ATAGGTAAATCCTGTTGTTTTTGCAGCATACAAATTAACAAAACTATCAACAGTATGATTAGAACCAAATAAACCTTTACCTAATTCACTTAAAAGATTAGCAAATTGAGTTGCAGTAGTACCATATTTTAATTCGTGTTCTATCGCATGTATAGAAGGAACTTCATCTTTACTACCAGAATTTGACCAATACATGTCTTTCCAGACATCAACCGCACCTCCTACTGATTTTAATGTACTATAAGCGGTACTTTTTATACCAAAAAGTGATGATTGTCTAGGTTCAGCAGAAAAATATTCATTCTTCATGCTACCATTAATAGCCGATGAACTTGAATCATTCCATAAATCTGTTATATCACTCATTATATAATATTTATTACGTTAAGGTAAAGTAGCTCTATAATTCATTGAATTACCCCACCAAGACATTCTCTTATCGTAATTCACATCTCTAACTGGTTTAAACAAATATTCTTTTGTATTATCATGCGAAGGAGCAGATTGCGTAGTATTGTTTATTATAGTTGGACCTTGTTTTGTATCACCAACACTTGTTGCTAATCTATCCGATAACATAGAAAATGTTTTCATTAAATTATCATTTAAAGCACTATTCATTTTAGTAATACCATTTTCTGGTGTTGTTGAAACTTGTGGTTCAACTGGAGCAGGTTCATAATTTTTTCTATCTGGTGCATTTTGTGGAGCAACTGTTACGGATGATTTTTTATTTTGATTATATTGATCTAATGCATTTTTAGCATTTTCTAATTCTAATTTTTTTTGTTTATGCTCTACAGGTGCATTATCACCATACTCCTTTTCATATTTTTCTAAATCAGATTTTTTACTTTCATAATCATTTTGTAATGTTTTATATTTTTCATCATTAAGTTGATCAGATGATTTTTCACCATCAACTTGTCCCTGACCTTGCTTTACAGCATTTTCTAATTCTGCACGTTCTTTGGCATCTCCACTCTTTTCACCATGAGCCAAATTAAAATCAGCAAGTTTCGCTTTATCGGAAGCAAGTTTTTTCTCAGCTTGTGATGTACCTGCGCCCTCATCACCCTCTTTTTCATTACCACCTTCAAACGGAACTCCCATTAAATCAGCTATACCTTTCTGCCAAGATTTTGGTAACCAACTAAACCAACTTAATATAGTCTTACCAACTCTCATTTTAAAATTTTTCCAAAAACTACTTAAATCAAATCCATTAATCTTACCTTGTGAATCAGTTTTAGCACTATCAAGTAATGCTAATAAGGGCCATACAGCTAAACCAACAAATGGCATTTCTGCCATTTTAGATAAACCATCTTTTACACCACTCATATTACCAGTAACTAAACTTGTAAAAAATTGACCTGTACCTTCAGCAAATGTTAATACGGTTCCAATAACTGGAATTTTTTTTAATAAATTCCAAAAACCTAAAAATAACCCACCAATTGCACCTAGTTTTTTACTTTGACTATTTTTCTCCCCACCAGCTTTAAAATCTAAAAATGTATTAAGAGCAGCTGCGCCAAGTGATATTGCCATTGGTATTAATCCCAATCCGGGTATAAGTTCCAAGAAATTTGCTATACCGCCAACCAAATCAATAACTCCTCCAACATAATCACCTGATTTAAATCTACTAAAAGCAAAACCTAAACTTATAAGACCACCAATTATTGGTATACCTTTTAATACAGTAGCACCTAGACCTTTAAATAAACCACCAGCTATTCTTGGTAATAAACCTTTAAACCCAGTTCCTACTTTTGCTGCACCACCGACAGCCTCTCCAGCAGCAGCACCACCACCTGAAAATATTGCCTTAAAAGCAGCAGTTAATCCAGTTTCAATTAATTCACCAAAACTTTTAATCACACCACCTACTATTTTTAAAGGACCACCAAACGTAATTTTTAGTCCACCCATTGTGAAGAATTTTCCAATACCTTCAACAATACCTCTAAATTTTTCTAAAAAATCAAGATTAACTCCCAATTTTTTTTCAAGAAAATCTTTTATTTTAGGCCAAAATAATCCTACTATTAATGCACCAATACCACCCACTAAAAGAAGTTTACCTAACATATCAAGTAATCCGTTTTTTGGTTTTGTATTTACTATTATTTCCTTTTGACCTTCGGCTAATTCTTTTAATTTACCATCAAGTGCTCCAACATTTAAACCAGTATATAATGGTATTAATAATGTTTTTAATATCTTTATGCCTTCAGGATTAAAAGAAACTCTATTTGTTTTTTCTCCAAGATTTTTTTGTTCTCCATCTTCTTGTTGTTTTTTAGCATTTTTAAATGTGTCTGTAAATTGTTTATATCCTTCATTTAATCTAGAAAACAAACCATCTTTCTTTTTTTCATCTACTTGTTCTTCTTTTGGTTTTGCGTTTTTGATTTTATCTGGTACAGCGGTAAGAAGAGAAGATTTTTTTGCTTCTTCAGCCGCTTTAGTTTCTCTTTCCATTCTCTCATCTTCAAGTTCCTGAAGTCTCTTTTCTTTTTTTTGAAACTCTTCATCTCTTTTTAATAATCCTGCCTTATAAGCTTCTTGTTTATCTATTCTTCTTTCTCTTGCAATACGAATTACTTCTGCTCTCCTATTAGCTTTTATTTCTTCTTCAGATTGACCTTTTAACTGAGCAATTCTATCTTCTGTTGCTTTTTTTTGTAATTTTAAATACTCTAAATCGTTAGCAGCCAACTCTTTTGCTTTTTTTAATAGAATATGAAGCGTATCAACGCTAGATTCCGTTGACATTAATGTATTAAAATTAGCAGTATTATCCACAATACTACTTATTACACTATATTAGTTTTAATTTAAAAACAATAAACTATCAATGTTAATGGTTTTAACATATTCCTCATGTTTAACAGTGAGGATTTCATCCAATTCTTTTTTCCAAAGTGAAATAGTTTCAATAATTTTCTGTATTAAGTTACTTGGGAGCTTCTCAATGAGTTTAATCCTCTGTTCAAATTTCAAAGAACTGAGTATTACTTCTTCATCATTGATCCAAACTTTATTTATAAACTTGGAAGTTTCTCCTAAAAACGCATCAGTAACCAATTTTTTAATATCTTCATTATTTTTTAAATCTTCAGTCTTCTTATTGTCTTTTATTTGACTATCATAATCGGTTTCAACTTTAATTGTTGGTAGTAAAACTTCAACTTTAAGAGTAAAATCATTACTTTTTGATTCTAAAATAGTAGTTTCCGGTGTTTTATAGCTTTTAAATTTCTCTAAAATCTCATTTAAATCATATTTTTTTGAAATATCTTTAGTTTCATCAAAAACTACATTAATTTGGTTAGAAATTTGATTTCTAAGGGTTAAAGCAATACATGCTTTATCTGTTAATGTAAGCGAATCTATTAAAACCCCCTCAGATAGAAGGTTTTCATTTAAAATGTTATAGAATGCCTTTATAAAGCTCGTATTATACACTGAGGTATCCATTGCAGCATTGAGTAAAGACTTCTGCTGTTTGGCATCTAACTCTTTAAAGGTCAAATATGAAGCAATTGAAGGTATCCAAGTCTCTACTTTGAATGATTCTGATACCTTTTCGAGTGCAGTTAAAGCACTATTAAAGTCTAAAATTACATTTTCAGTTATATTTTCTTCCATAATACATTATTTAGGTATTTCATCTCCAAATTCAAGTGCTAATTTTTTGACAGCATCACTATAACTTTCACCATCACCAGAATCACTTGATGATTTTTGATCTTTTTTGTTTTGGTCTTCTATAATTGACATGTATATTTTTCTTTCAGATTGAGAAATACTCAATATATAAGATGGTGATAGTTTATAATTGGAAAGGAAATAGATTTCTTGATATAATGATTTTAAATCATAAGAAAAAAACATTTTTATATGTTCTATGAAACTTAAATTGTAAAAATTAAACCTATAATCATCAAAAAATGAAACTTGAAACAAATTATATTCTGATAATATCTTGGAAGCTTCTATTATTTTTTGTTGTAATTTATCTTTTAATTTTAAAGGTATTTTTTCAAAAAGTTTAACCTTTTCTTTTTGATTCATTGCATTAAAAATTAATTTATCTTTACCTATTTTTATATATTCAATATATTCACATAAAGAATCATTTAACATTTCATATTGGCTTTGATTATTCAGACAAATATTGTTAAAAGTAACTATAGATTTTATATTAGGCCAATTTAATTTTATTTCTAAATTATTTTCAATAATTACTGAATCATTTTCAAAATAATTTGAAGCATTGTAAAGGTTAATAAGATATTTTCTAAGATCAATTTGTATTTTTGTTTTAGTTTTTGAATTGTCTTCTGTTTTTAATAAAAAATCCATTGTTGCGCCAATGCTTATTATTCTAAGTTTTACTAAAAATAAAACATATTCTACTATGTTTATTTTATAAAAATCTTCTTTGTTTTTTACACAATTTAAAATTACTTCAAATGCAAATTGACTATAATCATATAAAGATTCTTTATTATTGGGTATACTCACATTAGCCTTTGCTAACAATAATTGTTCTTGGGTATTTACTTCCCTGTAATATATTTTGGTTTTAGTGTAGGGTAAATCCACACTATAATTGTAATATTCCATGTAGTAACTTATGGCAAGTTTATATACTTTCCACTATCACCATCTAATATAGAATATCTATCATATACAAACTTAACATCACTATATCTTAAACCTTCTTCGGTATAAGAATAAGTTTCACCACCAATAGATATTGGAGCAGCATTTTCAAATGAGTATATTTTCCTTATACCCATACCCTTTCCATGTCCTATTTTAGAATACATTACTACATTTATATAAGAAGCTTTAACGTATTTTGCAGTTTTAGGTTTTCTGGCAACTAAACCATTATATCCCACCATTATAAGCCAAGGTCTTATCACAAAATCTAAAAACGAAGCATTTGTTTCAACTAATGTTATTGAAAAAGGTTCATATTTAGATCTGTTATTAGCAGTAGCTGGTGCCATAAATCCACCGTAATCTAACCCTTGATTAGATGCCTCTATTTCATCTCTCGGTAAATTTACTTGTCTCGCAAATATACAAACAGTTAAATTTCCATCTGAATTTTGTAATGAACCATCTATTAATTTTTGAGTTACACCATTACTGAGTTGCCATTTTGAAAGCTCTCTGTTTTTAACAGAACCTTGTAAATTAGACATTAATCCACTTACACTATCAAAATTAATATGTATAAGCCATTGACTAGCCAACGCAATAGACGTAGGCCATTTACCTAAAAGTTCTAAATAATACTCGTAAGGACTTCCTAGTACTGGTTCTTGGTCTGGCATAATAATACTTATGCCTTATTTACAGTTTTATTAGATTGATGTTAATCTCCAATATTGGTAAGCAAGTGTTGCTTGTTGTTCAAGGATTTCACCAGCAGATGTAAGATTTACTGTTAAATCTCCAACAGCTTGGCAATATGCACCGAACAATGTATAAGTTCTGATTGGAACACCATTCTTATCAAGAAGAGCTAATACAACTTGTGCTTGTGTACCCTTATTTGGAATATTATAAGCACCTGATGTTATTTGATCATCGAAAATAAACTTTGTCCAATCTTCAAATTTTCCTCTAACAGAAAGGTTTGAAGGAAGTCTAAATGTAACTTGCCATCCACCACTATTAGGGTAGTTTGCTGTACCGGGAACGTTAAACTGAAGTCCCATAAAAGGAACCTGTACGTTTGTAATTGCTCTTCCCGGTAGCGATGTTGTAGTTACATAAAGTAACTCTTGTTGTGTGAAGTTTGTACCTCCGAGTGATATTACTCTGAAAAGATTTTGACGAGCAAAATCGTTAAC